GCTCTACCAAAGTCACCTAACTCAACATCAAATGAACTATTCAAGTCTGCTAATATATTTGCATAGTCGGTCATTGTGTCAATATCTTGTTCACTCTTGCCTTTTTGTTTTAAATGGTTAGCGAAATTCTGATAGTTACCGTATATCTTTCTACCTTGAATAGCATAAGCCATGTTAATCAATTGATTTAAGTTATCACACTTCATCAATTGACATAATTGTTTTTCAGTTACTTTCTGTGCCATTTCAGTGTGAATCCAACTTGGTTCACGATTCTGTTCATCATAGTCAATGATAGGGATTAGTATTCCTAATTGACTTGCATATCCATCACTAAGGATATCAGCTTCGACACTATTCTGTGCTAGACCTTTTTGGTTCTTGGCAATCTTTAAAACTGTAGGACGACCTTCGTATTCAATGATAGTAGCAACACGACTAGAACCGGTGCCTAGTTTCTTTGCTCTATCTAATGCATACTGTAAACGTGACTTGAATGTAGTTGCACCTTGACGCATTTGCTGAGGATCCCAGTCAGCGGGTAATGGCATTTCGTCAATGACTTCTTCTTCCCATACATATGCATCTTCACCGCGATGCTTATCCCAGAATCCTGCACCAGCTTTAGTCTGGTCGTGACTTCTATTGATGACATACCCCTCAGACTTCAACGTATCATACATTGTCTTTGCGATACCTTTATTACGGTATTCATCATTCACCCAAAGATCCTGCGGATACAATTCTTGTTTTTCTTTGACAAACTTAACATAAGCCAATGGGTTTTTAGTAGAAGGATCAAAGGCTTTCATTATTAATGCATTGTCATTAAATGCATATTTCAAAGACAGTCCGTTAGCTTTTACTGCTTTAGCTTCTTCTGTAATAAATTCTGAGGCTCTCATTGTTTTACTTCTTTTATAGCACCGATTCGTCCGTCATCTACACCGTACTGTAATTTAATAAGTTGGCGAGCCTGTATCACATCTTTAGCGTTTACAATCGCATCCATGTGAACAGAGTAATTAGGATTCTTAACTAATATCTTTGCAGTAAAAGTTTTAAATCCCTTGAAGATTTCTTTGGCTTTCATTATTCACGTTCTTTTTTTAAAACACTGCGTATAAACCAAGCCTTCTTACCATACAAGTCTTGTAGTTCAGCCATATAGTTGGCAATACCCTGTTGATTTTCTTGAGTCGCTTCATTGAACATAGCAAGAGCCAGTTGACCCAATTGTTCGCAGTCGTGTAGTGCTTCGGTAAACATTAACTCAGCACGTGGAATTTTTGTCTGGTCTTGTATAATAGATAACTCAGCGTAGCGACTTAAACTACCAGGGGTATAGTGACCTAGAATTCTAATGTATTCAGCAATTCTGTCAATAGTTTCTGATACATCACCGTACAATGTATCAAAGAATGCGTGGTATTGCGGGAAGTCACGACCTTCTACGTTCCAGTGAAAGTTCTGACTTTTGATAGCAAATGCTTGTGTGCTGGCCAACAAGACCTTTAAGTTATCTGAAAGCATAGTAAACCTTATAATATTATAAGTATTTATCTATTTTTCAGTACTTCATACCATTCTGTTGTTTTGAGCCAGTTTGTATAGATAGAATTAGCAGTGGCTTGATGTTTTGCTAAGTTAAGGGCTATGCCGTTCAAAATTTCTTCTTTGTTTTGCACAGTATCATAGTCCTGAACAGCTTGATCCCATTTAGCATCTAAATCTTCTACCCAAGATTTTGCTTTGTTTTCGTCAATTTCTATGTGAAATTGCATAGCTAAATGTTTGCCTATACTGAATGCTTGATTAGGACATGCATCGCTACTTGCTAATAATGTAGCACCTTCTGGGATACTAAAACTCTCATAGTGCCAATGAATCACTGTATCAGTAGGATTTTCACCGAACCATTCTTTTGCACTTTCATTAACATACTTGATTGGTTGCCATCCTATTTCAGGCTTAGGAGAACTTGATATTTTGCCGCCCAATGCTTTACTCATAAGTTGACCACCCAAGCAATGTCCTATAACGGGTATATCATTACGCATTGCTTGTAGTATGAGTATTTCTGCTTGTCGGCTGGTATGTAATGGGTCGTTAGCACTCATGCCGCCACCCATGACTGCTAGTGCGGAGAAAGGTTCTATACTATCCGGGAATACCTTATCAATGTCAGCGTTAAAGACTACATAGGGTATGCCATGATTATTCAACCATGTACCTAAGTATGCCAAACGTTCGGGCAATTGATGTTCTAAGACTAATACAGGTTTCATCTGTTAGGAGGGGCACCTTTGTATTGCCAATAGAATTCCCACACTTGATCCATTTAATTTAACTCAATTAATTCTTGTAGTTTTTGTCTTGCTGCAATGTATCCTGCAGCTTGAAAATTAAATGTTTTTACTTGACCACTTTTACAAAGTGCGGTGAATGTGTAATCTCTCATTTTGTTATTCCTTCCATGATTGAACTCACATGTGTGCAGTTACAAGGTGTCTGTCCGCAAACATTACAAATATCTCTAGCTTCGTTTAATCCTTTAGCCTTTTTTTTAGAGATAGCAATCGCAGCTTGTTGTTTGGCATTTTTTGCCTCAGCAATTTTTGCTTCAGCAATCATAATTAATTCTTGCATCTGTTCAATAGACTCACAGTTCCAACGGCGCAATGCCTTATTAATATTGCTATTTGGATCTCTCTTTGTCTTAGCACTTGTGCGGCTCTTTTTCATACCCTTCATTCTAGCGCAGAAACTCTTACGGCGCTTTGCAGCCTTAGAGCCTTTCTTTAATTTGCTAGGCTTTGTTGTGACAGCAGTTTGTAGTTTAGAGCCTGGATTCTCACGACGGTATGCCTTTACAGCTTTACGACTCATTCCACTGGTCTTGTCTTTTCGATTTACTTTTTGCCAATCTTCATTGACCATATCTAATTCATTGATTTTCATATTGAATGATTCCTCTAAATCTGTAAAACTCTCGTTTGTTTTCTTTTTAGTCGCTACATTTTTTGCAGGACCTTTACGTTCTGGATTAGGATCTTCTCTACGCTTTTTACTAGCAGCGTATTTACGACCTTTCTTACCTAGTGCATGTGCCTTTGCTTGTGGTAGGCACTTTGGCTTACCCTCACTGTCATCACCTCTAGCACATGCGCCACGAATTTTACCATCGGGACCAAATCGTACCCACTTCTCTTTAAACCACTTTCTTAGATTTTCATCTATTTCTTCTGCTTCAAGTAATCCTTTTAATATTGAACTTTCGCTCGTTTTCTTTTTACAGCTGCCGGGGGCACCGGCAGGCACACCTCTAACTCTTGTGTAACCAGGCCAGCACTTTTCATCTAGTTTCTCTTCCGCCACACCTTGCTGTTTCTGTAGTTTGGCGATTCTTGCTTTGTACATTGCCACATCTTTTGTGCGCTTGTATGGACCAGCCGCAATCTTCTTTAATTCATCTTGATACTTTTGGATCAAATATTCCGGAGTCATATATGAATCGTTGCCAGGATGACGGCGTAATGGATCACTATACGGTCGTCCATCCTTCATACCAGGTCTGTCGCCTTCCGCCACACCTTCGTTTTTACTCTTGTTGCCCCAGTTAGCGGCACCTTTTTTACGGCACTGAACTAACGCACCAGAGGCATATGCACTGGGCCATACTTTGTAGCGACTGCGAACTTTGTGATAGCAGGCATCTTTCTTTTCGGCTAATAATAAATCGCTGAACATTGGTCCACCGCAATGTGGACATTTTTCTTCTGCTACTTTTTTGGGTCCTGCTTTGTCCATTACGCCTTTATAGTAATTAACATATTGTTGAGAACCTTCGGGATATGGCACAGGTAATTTACCGGTTGCAAACCCCTTTTTGTATTCAGGTGTATTTTCAATTCCGGGCATAAAGGCATTGCCGCCTTCCGCCACACCTTCTTTTTTCTGTGGATTAACAGGAACAGTTTTATACACACGCTTGACAGGATCCCAAACAGTTTTGCGTTCGCCTTGCTGTGCCATTTGTTTTAGGCGCTTAACTTTCTCATCCCAATCACCGCCAAACTCTTGTTCTTTAGATTCTTCCATTGTTTCGTCTGGCCCATACGCAGTGATTAACAAGTTACCTTTAAGTTCAGGTTGTTGCTTTAATAATTCTAATGCGGCTGTGTTGGCTGCTTGTTTACCAACAAAAGGGCCTGCAGGTAAATGACGTTGACTGTCTTTTAACTTCAACCAGAACTTACCTGATTTTTCGTATTCCATTTTTTCAGCATGTTGCTGTCTTAGTCTAGCATCAATAGCGTCATTTTCGTCCCAATCACGCTTTCTACGACCAAAGTTTTGTGCGCCACCGTAATCACCTTGATAACCGGGCATGTTACTATCCCATGAGTCACGGTCATTACGGCCTTCGTTTAAACCTTTAATGATATTGCTCATTTCTTAACTTTCTCTGGTAGACCCTTGTGCTTAGTTGAAGCATAATCATGTCCTGCTTTCTTACTCATGCCTTTAGCTACTTTACTTACTTCTTTGCTAGGAGCTTTCATTTCACCTTTTTGAACAGCATGAACCATACCCATGAATCTTTGTTGTGCTTTGCTTACAGCTTTTTCGTCAACCTGCTCTTTGTTTGCTAGTTTATCTAACTTATCGTACCGCTTGAAATGTTTATGTGCTGTTTTGTTATCACCTGTAATACTAGCCTGCTGTGCTTTGGCTATTTCTTGTCCGGCACGACTTTTTACATCTTTACCGGTAGCTAAACGCTTTAGGTCTTTACCTAGACCTTCTTGCTGCATCATCTTTTCATCGTAGTATTCTTTGACTGCGTTTAGATAATCATTAGCTTTGATTAATTTTTCTTGTACCCAACCCTCAAGACCTTCGTCTTCGGATCTATGTTGTAATAGTTTGTATAGTGCTTTAGCGTTTTTGATAGTGGCTAATATATCGCTACGTGCCATTTCAACTTCGTGGTCTACACGACTTTGACCTTTGGCAACAAAACCTGTCTTGCGTTTACTTTTTCCGCCGGGCAATACAATGATATCATCTTCTTCAAGTTTTGCTTCTTCAACTTTCTGAACTGGCTCAGGCTTTTCTTTCATAGCCTTACGCATTTCTTGTTTTGTTTTGCCGTATTTCTTTTTGAATTCTTCGTCTGTCAAACCATCTGGACCTGACTTTAGATCCATTACAAGGTCTTTCATTTTGCTTTCGTTAACGCTGTTTGCGTACTTTTTGTTAGTCACTTTTCCAGTCAACAGATTATTACCCTTTTTGCTGCTTACGACAGGATTGCGTGTTTGCATCTTGACAAAACTCTGAGATACAGGGGCAACTGCGCCCGCTGTTGTAGTTTCACTGATGATTTGATTGATTTTCATATCTAAATTCCGAATTTATATAGTATTTATCAAAATACCATATAATCAGAATTTGCCTGAGGGTTTGAGTGTTGGGGGTATTCCAGCACGACTGATTTTGCTACCTAACTTTTTAGCGTTTTTCATCATGGTATCAGGTTTGATATCTACTGTCAATGCCATTTTAAAACGAGGATCGTCTTTTTCAGCATAGCTAGGAATGTATCCTGATGCTGATTCTTCAACTGTCTGATGCTTTTCAAACCCACGCCACATGGCTTTTCCTGCATCAGTCTGTGTAGGGCTAGGTCTAATATCATTGCCCATGCTTCTGACCCACTGATAAACAGCACTAGCAATACCTTTTTTCTGATATGCTCTACTCACACTGACATTGCCACCGATGATGTAAGGATCTTTCTTTTCTTTGAATTTAGAAAATATTTGAAATCTAGGTTTCTTAGTTTCAGGTTCATAATCTAAGATTACGAATCTAAAATAACCTATATTTTCGCCGTCTGGTTTCAATACATCAATTCTAAATTGTGGAGGACGAGTGGTGTATAGATTTTTTGCTATAAACTTTAGTGGACCTACGCCTTCAATATTTACATCTTTTTCAGCATAGAAGTCAGCTTGTGCTAATTCTGGATTAATCTTTTCTTCTAACCCAACTTTTGCTAACTCTGTATAATAGTTAGGATTCTCATTTAAGTGGTCTAGTGCTATTTCTCTAGCTGTTTGTTCGTCTGAAGTATGCTCAGATTCTACCTTGATACCCTGCAATAATTGATCCATGACATGATGTAATGTAACTTTATGCTTCTTCATTACATCGTGCATTGTAGGTGTGGGTTTGTCTAGTTTGTCAGGTTGCTGATACATAGTTTCAATAGTCAATTCTTCACTATGTAATTTGTCTCGTAATTCGTATAGTTTTGTGATCCAACCCTGACTACGCAATGCTTTGAATGCTAAGTTTTCAGGACCAAACTCACCACCTTTGTCTAATCCTGCTTGTCTATATTGCTTGATTTTCTTCAATACTTTTTGAATCTTACCCAAGTCTTTGGACTTTAATGCTCTTTGAACAATGTCTAATAGTTTGTCGTATTTCAACTTAGTAGACTTTTCATCAAAGTTTGCCCTACGCTTTGTGGGAACACGCAACCACTTGTCATTTTTTATACTGTATTCACCTAATGTTACTGCGGGTTCTGAGGCATCTTCTACATAAACTTCAACAGGAACACCATGAATTGTAATGTCATGTGAATCATTATACATTGACTTTTTAGCGTTGAATAGTTCTTTGTATATTTCAGTGTTAGGTAAATCTTTCATATTCACTAGAATATGCAAGTCTATGTCACTATGGTCTGTATAACTATATGCTGCATTAGAACCTGATATAGTGATATCCCTAACATCTAAATCATGGATTCCCATTTCTTGTAGGAAATCTTCTGCGATTGCTTCTAATTGTTTTTTAACTTCTGGACGTAGTTTATTGCCTGCCCACAGCTTTGGATTCAGTGTGTCGTGGAAACTAATGGCGTCGGAAATTTTGAAGGAATCAAGTTCTTTTAAGTTCATACTGTATTTATCAGTATTTACTTGATAGGTGAATTGTCTTTAGGTGTTGGTTTTTTCGGTAGTGGGGGATATTTTGGAGGTTTGTGTCTGTACCATGACATGATTTTATCTCCTTTGTAGTATTTAGCTACACCCACAAAAAAGCCCCTTTCGGGGCCTTTTTAAGAGATTTTTAATGTAACGTTTCCGTTAGCGTCTGGTACAACTTGCTGTGCTTGTTGTTTTGCCTTCTGCTCCTGCTCATACATAGGACCAATTGTGTTCAATAGATGTTGTTGATTTTCCATACAGAACACATAGCTACCACTGTGACGTAATAGAACACGTGTATCAACCCAAATCTTACCACCTAAGTCACGCCAGTTTTCGCAGAAAGTCCAGTCTTCTGAATAGTAACGATTCTGACGAACTGCTGTATCAAAGTATGTCTTTAAGTGTTGGTCGAACTTGGGATCTAAACCGATATCGTTCTTATACTGCTTAACAGCAGGGTGAGACTTCATCTTTTCAAATACGTGCTTCTTCATTAACAAGAAACCTGTACCTGCTTTAGATACTTCTTGTAGACCGTCAGGACCTTGTTCAGCACCTTCGAATCCGTTAACAACCCACTTGATTGGCATAGTCTTCATTGGGTATAGACCACCAATAACATCTACGTCACGGTTCAATAGAACTAACAAGTGCCATGGTTCCCAACCAATGTCTGCGTCAACAAAGAACAAGTGAGTAGCATCAGGCATGTCCAAGAACTTAGCAGTTAATGTATTACGTGCTCGGCTAATCAATGACTCATTAACCATTGTTTCCAATGTCCAGTCAATACCAAGTTGACGGGCGGTGTTTGCCCACTTGATAAAAGACATGAATGTAGATTCAGTTAGCATACCACCATAGCATGGCATTGCGATGTGTACTCGGGTAGTACGTAGATAGTCAACGTTGACTTGTACTTGACCTTGTTGTGGTTGTTCAGGTGCTGCTGGAGCTTGAACTGTTGCAGTTTCAGGAACTGCTTGTGCAGCTACTTGTTGTGCCGCTTCTTGTGTAGCTGACGCTTTTTTCTTTGTTGCCATAAATTCCTCTTAATAAGATAAGAATATTTACACAACAACAGGGGTCTTGAAAAATTTTATATCTCGTCTAAGTAGTCTATACTCTCAGGCAAAATACCCTTTTTGCGATTAAGTTCAATTTGACTAGGTACACGTTTTGGCTTGAATGCCCTGACAGCTTCACCAGGTGCATTACCACGATAAACATGTTCTTCGTTAACATCTTCACTTGTTATGTCAGTGATTCTGTATTGACCTTTATGTTGAAAGGGCTTGTTCTCTTGTTCATAAGTCTCAGGATAACCAGGACCAAATCCTTCTTGCACTTGTCCTCCCATAACTTGGTCAAACATCTGTACGACATTTTGTGCTAGTTTAGGATTCTTCTGTGCCGCAGGATATAAACTCATAACAAGTGCTGTCTTGCGCTTGTCATTCAATGTAGGCCATGCTTTGCGAATTTGTGTTGCGCTTGTGATTCCAGGACCAAACTCAACTGTAGGCAAATATGCCATATAAGCATGTTTACTAAATGGTTGTAAATTCTTTCCTGTCCATTGTTGAAAGTATGCAGGACTACCATCTTTCTTTGTACCGCCGGGCTTTGGTTGTTCATTACGATCCTTTTCGCTGCGGACAAAGACTAGTACATCTTTATTCGGATCATAATTCTTTGTAATTTCTTCTGCTTTGAATGGACTCTTAACTTGAATGAAATGACCCGGTTCAACACCTGCAAGTTTTGCTAATTTCTCTTTCAGTGCGAAGGGGAAAGGTCTTTCACTCATATCATTTGTTGCAGCAACGTACAAGTCAGCACCAGGAAATGCTTTTTTAGCATCATTATATAAGCTATAATGACCTGCATGAAATGGGTGAAAACCCCCCGGCATAATAACAATCATAGACATATTAATAACTCAATTTAACGAACTGTACGATACCGCCTGCAAAATCTTGCACTTTTGCTCTCATCCAAACAAAGTTGCCCTCAACGTTGACTGCTTCATTTATGAATGCGTTTACATTACCTTCAGAGTTAGCTGGTGCTCCGGCATTTGCTTCTAATGTATAGACATTGAACCAATCTCTATCTTCAGGCAATGTAGCTAATGTTGCTTGAATAATAATGTTACCAGTTACTCCTGCTAAGTTGATGTTAACAGTTTGTAGGTCTTTGCTACCTACATAGTAACTAGCTGCCTGTCTTTTCTCTCCAACAACATCATATACAGCAACGTTAGATACGTTACCTTGCCATGTTGTCTGTGGAAGTAAGATTAATGTAGTTGTTTGACTCATTATGCCATTTCCACTTCAACAACAACACCTTCACCTGCTAGTTCTTGTGCTACTTGCTCTAACGCTTTTGCTGCTTCTGCTGTTAATGCAGGTGCGGGATCAGAATCGCCATTTTTAACGATTCTGCTGAATTTTACGACTAGAACGTCCTCTATAATCTTTGCCATGGTAAATACCCTATAGTAATAGAGTATTTATCATTTTATTCAGTATCTGGGCGCTTTTCTAATTTGTAGCGTTTTCCTAGTAAATCCCCGTGTAGTAACGCTAGATAGCTCAATGTGGATTCATCGTCATAATCAATAAAATGACTTGCACTTGACCAACGATATCGCCAGTTATTTTGATTAATTGATGCGTTATTAACCCAGAATTTTAGTGCCGAACTAGGATACAATCCTTTAGTCCTTGTAATAGAATCTTTAAGTTGTTTTGCGGTTTCATGTTCTATTCGCTTAGACTTTAAATAAACTCTGTAATTATGCTTAGGTTTATTAACAAAGTGTTTTATACCAACATATGCTGACTTTTGTGCTTCTGTGTAATCAACTGCAATTCCCGGAATCTCGTTTTCTATAGTTTGTAGGAAAGACAAATCATTACTAAAAACAGCAATAGAGTTGTGTTCAATTCGAATTGTATGATTTTTTAATTTTTTGACTTTCATCTTCCAATCAATAAACGCAGTCAATTGCGGTAAAGCATTTATGACATTTATTTTATCTTTTGCGCTTAGTGAATAAAATCCTTTATTATTCAATCTTTCTACGAACTCGTCGGGAGTCTTTGCATACCATGTATATCTAACGCCTACGATTGAAAATCTAGCACGATAAACATACTTGTTGTAATAATCACTGTCCCGATAATCGTAGTAATCGATACCAGGAACATTATCAATCGATTTCAATAATCCCATCTTCGCCTACTCTTGCTGTTGCTTTATGAGCAACGGTATAATCAATATCATCGCCATTCATAACTGCCGTAACAGTTGCGTTTTTGATACGTTCGAACAGAATTTTCTTAGATAGTGGCACACGAATCAATTCATCAATCTTACGTGCTAGAGGTCTAGCACCCATCTTTTTATCATAGCCCTTTTCTGCTAAATGCTCAATAACAGGCTCTGTCAAGTTAAGTGTAATGTTGTGTTTATCCAACAATGTTTCTTTCAATTGTTCACTGAACTTAATAACAATCTTCTTAATCGCAAGCATGTCAAGTTTGTTGAACTTACAGACAAGATCCAAACGATTACGGAACTCAGGCTTAAAGAATTCTTTTAGAGCTTTGTCATCTTCACCTGTCTTTTCTTGGCTACCAAAACCAATATTATTACGTTCGCTATCACTACTACCCAAGTTACTGGTCATGATGATAATAGTGTTCTTACAATTGACTTCTTTACCATTACTTCCTGTAATGCGACCTTCATCAAGCATTTGTAGAAAGATGTTGAAAATATCAGGATGTGCTTTTTCAACTTCGTCAAACAGTAATATCGAATGAGGATTCTTACTTAAGTCGTTAATCAAACGGCCGCCACTAACTTGACTGTCATTGAAGCCAACGTAACCAGGGGGCGGGCCGATCAAGCTACTGACAGAATGCTTTTCACTGTATTCTGACATATCATACTTAAGCAGTGGCATGTCAAGGTTCTTACTCAACAACTTAGCCAATTCTGTTTTACCTGTACCTGTTGGGCCTAAGAACAAGAAACTTGCTGTAGGTTTGTTTTCGTTACCGATGCCAGCAAAACTGACATAGACACGCTCAAGAACCTTATCAACTGTTTCATCTTGACCATATAGCTTACCCTTGACATTAACCTCAAGAGTTTGAATACGATCCATATTATCACCTTGTAGTTTGTCAGCGGGCACTCCTGTGAATCTTTCTACTTGGTCATAAATTAAATCTTTGCTTATCACAGCACCTTTGTTACCAAGGACACGTTGTTTAGCACAAGCCGCATCAAGTAGGTCGATACTCTTGTCGGGATTCTTACGGTCGTGAATATAGCGTTCTGCGCTTTCAACTGCTGAGGTAATCGCTTCCTCACTAATCATTACATTGTGGAAATCACTTAGTCGTTGCGATAGACCTGTAAGAATACGAATAGTAGTTTCTTTATTGGGTTCATCAATACCCACACGATAGAATCTACGCATCAACGCACGATCCTTTTCAAAGGACTCGTAGAATTCTTCCCAAGTCGTTGATGCAATAACTTTCAATGTGCCTTTAGTAATTGCAGGCTTAATCATGTTTGCAAAATCAACACTGCCACCGTTGCCGTTACCGCTACCACTCATAGTGTGTGCTTCGTCAATGAACAGAATTGCTTTCTTCTTAGTATTAAGTGCCTCAAGTACAGCTTTGACTTTTTCTTCAAAGTCACCGCGATACTTACTACCAGCAAGCAATGCGCCAACTTCAAGACTATATACTTCATGGTTTAGTAAGAACTCAGGACAATCACCCAAAGCAATCATACTAGCAAGACCTTCTGCGATAGCTGTCTTACCAACACCAGCATCACCGACCATAAGTACGTTTGCCTTGAACCGTTTAGCAAGAACGTTAACGATTTCGTCAAGTTCTTTTGCACGACCGATTAGTGGCTCAAGTTTATTTTGTCGTGCAAGGTCACTTAGATTGGTCGTGTATTCTTCCAAGATTTCATCTGCTTGACCCTCTGTGAGTTTAGCAGTGTACTCAGCACCCTTGTAAGTTTTTTGCCAATGTGTGACAAATTCTTGTTTATTGACACCGTACTTCAACAAGAAGTAATGTGCGTGACTGTTACCTTCAGCGGCAATACTTAGATACAAATCAATCGTTGTAACTTGACGGCGACCAGTAAACAACACCTGAGTGATGCTACGGTTCATTGTACGCTCAAGGCTATTTGTCTTGCGAGGTTGAACTTCATCGGCAGTTACATTTTTAATTTCAATAGCATGTAAGCTATCCAAATATGCGCTAACCTCCTGAATCAACATGTCAGCATCTGCGCCAAAGCTATCCAGACATTTCTTGAATGGAGTATGCGTAATCAATGCCAACAGTAAGTGTTCTACTGTACAGTACTGGTGTCTGCGTTCTTTAGCGTAAACAATTGCTTGTTCAATGATGCTTTCGATTTCGGGTGAATTAGTCATAATTTCCTTTGTTAAAAATATTTATTTTGATTTAGAACGCAAAATACTTTGTGTTATCTCGTCATCAATCTTATCAGGTACGAATGGTTTTAGCAAGATGATTTGGTCTCCGTATAATGTAGAACCATGAATGGGCATTCCTTCCCCTGCTATTTTCAACTGCATATGTGGTTGTGTTTTGGGAGGGACTCTAACTTCCAATGTCTTACCCGAAATGGTAGTAAATTCAAAACTCGTTCCGACAATTAAATCTAATACTGATATTTGTTGGTTGCAGTATAAATCCATACCCCTTCTTTCAAATTTCAAATGTGGCTGAACTCTAAATTCAACAATCAAACTTGCATTAGGTATTAGGTTATCATAACGCACCTGACCCCCATCAGTTACACTTTTGGGAATATCTATGTTTACTGCATACATTTGTGTATTAGTTTGCAGTTTCAAAGGCATCGTGCCGCCGAAGTAACTCTGTTCCAATGTTAGGTGAACGGTCGTTCTGTAGGAATGCGGTGTGTTTGGATGACGTTGTTGATGCTGATTAAACATCTGACTAAATATGTCATTAATATCAACACCATTAAAGTTGAAATTAAATCCCCCCGGAAATCCTTGGCCTGCTTGTCTAAAGGATCCGTCTTGGTTTTGTCCAAAAAATGGATTAGGATTATCGTATTGTTGTCGTTGCTGCGGGTCTGATAAAATTCTGTATGCTTCTTCTATCTTTTGAAACATAGCGGTATCGCCACCCTTATCTGGGTGATGCTGACTTGCTAATTTGCGATATGCTTTTTTGATTTCATCGGGTGTTGCATTTTTTGCAACACCCAATGTTTTATAGTGATCCATTAAGTGATTATAACACCTTACGTGTTGTTAGTCAATTATGACTTACCCTCAATCTTTTCTTTGGTACGACCATATGCTGCGATACCTAGAACTGCACCCATTGCGATGTGATAAAGACCAGCACCTTGTAGTGTTAATGGTTGCCATTGACTTGTTACGTTACCTTTACTTAACGCTTGTAAGATAGACCATAGAATAGGGAATAAGACAAAATCAACTGTACATGTCAACATATATACCCAGCCCATAACTGGACGCCACTTTTTATTGATCCAGTCAGTATTGTCATTTGATACTAATACATCAGCCCCTTGTGCTGCATTACTACCCGCGGCTGTAAGATTTGGCTGGGGTTGATTCTGTGACTGTGATAAGCCTGAGAAATTGCCCACTGCTGCGGATTGAAATCCTTGACTAGATGGTCCAACTCCTGCTGTCGGAGAAGAGCCAAATGCTGTTGTGCTGCCAAATCCATTTGTTGTACTCCCAAAACTACTACCTTGAGGAAATGACGGGACAGAAGGATCTGCCGCTAAAACTTCGTGATGTTCATCATCTGTTGCAATTGGAGTCTCTGCCCCTGCTTTTTTTGCCAATAATGTCGCCATTTTTATAACCCCGCCATTGATTTAAATGCTTTGATATCAGCGTCTTGCTTATCTGCATGAAGTGTTTTAACTTCTAGACCTGCTTTTTCACGCATTTCATTTAATTCTTTTTCTTGTTCTGGTTCAACGGTTTCACGATATTGTTGAGGTGAAAGTTTAATTACTTGTTTTAATATCTGTTCATCTGGCTCATATTCTTCGTTATCAACTATTACAGTCCATTCTTTTAAAGGAATGTCTGTTAATGTTTCTAAATCATCTATAAGTCTAATAATTCTTTCAGGAACACTTGTTCTACGGTTCATTTCAACAAACACTAAGTATTTACCTGAACTTAGTTCGCCATCACTAACTTGTGCGTCTAATACAAAATCGTACCCACGCTCAAACCAATCACTTAAATCTGACCCTGCTTGTTTATTGTTTACAACAAAAGATAATGTAACAATCTCACTGTCCTTGCCCATCTTAGCGGCGTATTCATCGACAGTAACCGTTGGTGTAATGATACCTTCTAAATCGTGATAGTCCAGACCTTCATTTAATATCTTAGTCATAATTACATTGCCGGCATTTGTTCAGTATCTCCGACATTACCTCCCATATCAGGTGTGGATTGTTGTTCATTTCCACCATCTTCGGTACCGTCGCTATCTTCTTTTTGCATATCTTCATCGTATGAATCATCTAATTCATTCAAATCAATATTCTGTCCTGCTAAGTCAATAGAACCTTCACGGATATCATCCATGATTTCTTTTGGCATTTCAATATAAACCAACCAAACAGTCTTTGGCTTCATTTTAGGGTAGCGAGTTCCGGGCTGGTAATCATCAGGATCCTGAACTTCTACGGGAACATTGATTTTTGTCTTTTTCCAGTAGATTTTGCAACCTAAATGTATTAATCTTTTACATGCTCTAGGATCGGGCATTAGTTTGTAGGGCCACATGAACATGCAACCTACATTGTAACGCTTAACTACTGGGCCTTGAACTAGTTCTCCTAGTTCCCAGTTACGGAATGCGTATAAATCAGCTTCGTCTAATACACGCTCAAAGTCTAATAGGACGGCCATAGACCCGTCACTGGTAAAGATACCCTTTACAGTGTCTATGATACTGACGTAATCAACGTCATTGAAAAATCTGTCGGCAGTTTTAATCATAGTTGTATTTATCTTTTTCTTAACGAATACAACTTTTGAAAAGTTTAAGGGACAGCCTAATATTTATGCTGTAAAATTGTGTTAAAACTATGTTATTTTACCACAAATACTGAAAATTAAATAGTATTTGAGTAGTATGAGTACTCATGCTCTTTTCAAAGGAGAATAACTTGAGCAAAAGAAAAACTAGCGCATTAAGAAGTACAGACACACGTTTTTCACACAGTAAAAAAGAAAGCAAGACATTCTATACGAATGAATCAAAAACAATCGACTTTAATCAAGCAACTCATAGGTCAAGGGTACACAAACCCGTAGAACTCATCCCCAAATCCATTAATCAAGAAAAATATATCATAGCATTACTTGATGATAAGACAGACATAGTTGTGGTTTCGGGACCAGCAGGGACAGGGAAAACGTATCTAGCCATGCAAGCTGCCATCAAAGCAATGAAAAGCGGCGAGTGCGACAGGATCATTTTAACTAGACCTGCGGTCGGTGTTGATGACGAAAAGCACGGTTTCTTACCAGGGGATATCAATCAAAAGATGGAACCTTGGACAAGACCGTTATTAGATGTTTTGCGAGAATATTATACAACTAAAGAAATCGCACAAATGCTTGAGGATCAGATTGTTGAAATCGCGCCGCTAGCATTCTGTAGAGGTCGCAACTTTAAGAACAGTTGGGTTGTATTAGATGAGGCTCAAAACGCAACTCCTAGCCAGTTGAAAATGATTATGACACGTATCGGAATCGGTAGCAAGATTGTCATCACTGGTGACGTAGAACAGACAGATAGACGCACGCCTGAGAATGGGCTACTAGACCTACTAGCTAGGCTAGAAAAAGGGAAGGAGGTGATTCCGGGCATGGCGTCGTGCAAATTCGATATGCGAGACATACAACGTCATCGTATTATCGAACACATTTTAAAAATGTATGCATGAAAAAAGGGGCTTATGCCCCTTTTTGATTAGCTGTTATTACAGCTTCTTTTTCTAGTTGACTTATTAAATTAGGATAAACTTGTTTATAATATGCATCCATCTTCTCCCAATCAGTTTCAACCGTCTTACCCTCGATTACACACTTTTGTACCTGCTTGGTGGCATAATCCAGAATTACGTTGCAAGTTTGTAAGTCTGCAGGCTTTACACGTTTGGCCACAGCCACCTGTTCGTCAATTTGTCCCCCAGGTTTACGAAAAAATGTAATTAACAAATATCTCACGATGTTAGCTCCACTAATGTTGCTGCCAAACTAATCTCTTGTATGCCTACCAGTGGCAGTTGAGCAAGACCATTACGAATGATAATAATGCTAGCGTCACGCTTTTCTTGTGATGTACCCCACAAATCTAGGTTGTCATACATCCATTTATAACAATCTTCAATTCGTGTAGGATACAATGCAATGTATTGCATTAATTGCTGTCTTGCTTCTAACACTTTACCTTGTTTGAACAATTGTGTGGCTTCAAGCAATAGTGCATCTTCAGTTGTGCCACCTGACTCAGCTTGCTTTAGTTTACCATCGATGCTATTGACTTGTAACTGATTTAGCATTTTACGCAAATCAGGATAACAAGCACGAACATAGTTATCTAATATATCTAAATCAAATTCAATGTTCTCATTGACCAACACAGTTGCCGCACGTGCTGTAAATTCAGTCATGTCAGGCTTTGCAATATGAAACTTGTGACAGCGACTTTCACGCAATGCCGGGATGATTTTGTGAGGATAGTTACAAGTTAGAATGAATCTAACTGTTTCGTGATATGTTTCCATGTCGCCGCGCAACGCAGCCTGAAAGTCTGGGGTCGCATAGTCTGCTTCATCTAATAATACGACCTTGAACTTTCCGAAAGGCATTGTCTGTGCGAAACTGTTAACACGGTCACGCATGATATCAATACCACGTTCACGACTTGCGTTAATCTCAAGCACATCATAATCTTCTACACCAAGCTCGTTGATAAGAACTTTTGCAAGTGTAGTCTTACCTGTGCCTGGTTCACCACTGAACAACAAGTGAGGAATAGAGCCTTCTTTGACCCACTTCTCTACTTGTTGCTTTTGATGTTCGTCCACAAACACATAGTCTTTAATAGACTTAGGACGATACTTTTCTACCCAGAGTTGATTTTTCATTTAGTCTTTCTTATTGCCAAAAAGTTGTAACAGTGATAGGAATATGTTAATAAAATCTAGGTACAATGTCAATGCTCCGGAAATTTCTGCGACAACATTATCATTGGAATTCATTAATTGTTCACGAATTTTTTGTGTGTCGTAGGCTGTCAATCCCATAAAGATAACAATAGCAAGTGCTGAAATTACCAACTGTGCGACTGTACTTCCTATAAACAGATTGATTATACTAGCAATAACGATAGCAATCAAGCCCACAAATAAAAACTTACCCAAACTGTCTAAACTTTGTTTAGTGAAATACCCATATAAACTCAGTGTACCAAACAATACTGATGCTCCCATAAATGCGCTCACAATGCTTGACATTGTATAGACAGCAAAAATTACTGCGAAACTCAGTCCCATAAGTCCCGCAAAGAGTACTAGCATAAACAACGCCATTTCTTTTGGTGGGTTAGCATTTAATGCAATAGTAATTAAGAAAACTGCTACCAAGGGTGAAAAAATAGTTACGTAGTGCATCCAACCTGTAAAGAAAAACTTTACAAGTTCGGCATCGCTACCCACAACGTAACTTACAAACATGCTCACTAGTGTAGCAAGCCCCATGTAACCGTATACACGGCCCATAGCTTCGTTGATTTGTGCCGCACTGCGGTACACTAATGTATCTGAATAACTCATCTTTTTAATGCCTCCATAGTAATGATTTGTGAAATATGCTTACCGAGTTCTTGTTCATCGGTTACAACATATAGATTAGTGTCTACTCTGTCATTACGATTATCGTATTGACGAAATTCAATTGCCCAACCGCCGCTTGCTTTGAACATTTTGAATACAATTGGTTCTGAACCCAATTCATCACTTTCTCTAATGGTATTATTCTTACGCACTCTAGTTACTTTGTTACTGGCCCCGATTATTAGACCAGCTTGTTGAGCTTCTTCCTCAGCATATTGAGTATCCTGAATCTTGCCATGTAACCATTTAAAAAACCATTTCATCTTTAGTAAACCTTATCACTCATTGTTTCATCTTCCATAGGCTCGTCCGACACAAGTAGTATATCATTAATGTCTACTTTACGCAATGTGACTTTGCCCTCTGGAGTTTCAACTGTGATACCGCGGGTCCAACGACCGTGACTGATTAGGATGTACTTGCCGGGTTGTAGTTCTGGGTCTGTTTGGTCTGGTCCAGTTCCATAAATCTTTGCCCAACGCGGGCGAATACCAGAACTCTTTTTGTCATCGTCCAATAGAACAATACCACCTTTTGTAATACGTTCATCAAATTTCATGTCACTAACAATAACTTGGTCGTGCATGAAACGCAATTTGTCTACTTTTGTAGGACTGAATGCTGGTTTTTTATAATCTGTCATTTCTTTCCTTTTAATTCTTGTTGTTTAATTTTTTCAACTTCCAAATCATCTTCAAAACTATCTTCTAATTCACGTTCTGCTTGTGTTAGTTCTTCAACTATGATAGGTTTTGGAGTAGGTCTAGTTGGTTGTCTACCTGCTTGTGCTGTTTTATTTCCCACTGTTTTTGAATAATTATTAGTGACACGCTCAGTAACAGGCTGAATTACTCTGCCCATACCATCAATTTTGTCGCCTCTTGCATTGACACCCATATTACCCACAGCACGTGTATTTTCATTTTTAGCTGCTAATGCTGCCATATCTACACTTTTTCCCATTGCTGTTCTGTACATTTTCATAGTTTATCTCCTTATTTTAAGAACTCGTTAATTGACAAGTCATAATATAAACTATTTATACGGTGTACCCCGAGTAAAAACAATACAAAACTTGCTACACTTGAACCTCGTCCCACTCCCCAAACAATATTGTTCTCACGCATTGTGTCTATCAAATATTTAAGATAGCACAATAACACAAACATGTTGCGTTCTTGGAACAATAATAGTTCTTCGCCGGCACGTTGAAGTTCAGCCTCACTTTTACACTGGTCTAGTATGTACTTGGCAATGTCCATATTTTTATATTCTTCAGGCATTAACCAATTGCTTTGATTTATTTTATCAAATTCTTCTACTGAAATATTTTTGTTATTGTTATATTTGATTAGTTCGGGCGTGTTTTCCAATTGTAGAATTTCGTCAAATTTGATTTCTTTTTCTACGAATGCCCGTTTGATTTTGCGTGTTGGATCTTGCAAGTATAGCAAGCACAGTTCCATTTCGTCAAAGATTTGTTGTCCGTATACATCGGTTCTCATATAAAGATATTAACACATAACAAAACAACTATCAAGGATTTTTGGAACTAATTTCGCCCTCTTTCTCAACCTTCACTGCGGTCTTAATATTTTGCTTTTTCATAAGTTCATCCATCTTTTTGTTATATTCTGTTTTGTAACTTTCTATAACCATTTGAATTTGATGAATCATGGGTCCATTTTGCATACGCATTGCAAAATTTAATTTTTTGGTTAGGTCAGTCAATGAAGTGGACAAGTCTTCTAAAGACTTGTCACTTAGACCACTTATGAATGGATGTTGCATATTATACTAAACTATACCACTGTGTACTACTTACACAATAGAACTCATTTGTAGTATTGGCAGTTTGCTGATATGCTGTGTTTGTACTTAGTAAATTGATTGCAGAACTTACAGGAGGATAGATGTAGAGTGTATTTCCTGTATTGTTTCTAACCATTATTTTCATACCAGCAACACTTGCAGGCAAAATAACACCATAATTGGTTCCAGTGCAAGTGGATACTACGTTAAATTCTTTTGTTAGTCCAGTTGCTGTGCCTTGAGTAGTGCCGGCTGCAATAATACCTGTAGTAACGCCACTGAAAACAAACGTATTAGATACTAAATTACCAGTGGTAGTTATGTTTGCAGTTGCAGTTACAGATGTTATTCCCAACAACGCCCCGGAGAAAGTAGCCCCTACCGCAATTAAATTTCCTACAGTAGCATTGCCAGTAACACTTAATGCACCTGATATGTTTGCACTGTTTGCACTAGCATTAGCAGTGACAGTAAAGATATTACTTATACCATTAGCACTGATAGTTAGATTGCCGTTGTTAGTAATTCTAATATTACTAGTGCCGTTTTCAATTGCAGGAGTAGTAATCTTGCCTGTTGTAGTAGTAAAGTTATTTGCAACAATATTACCTGTTAATGTAGCGTTGCCTGCAGTTATGTTTGCCGTTACTATTAAGTTATTTGAATATGTATTAGCACTAACATTTAAATTTCCTGTTAGATTAAGCAAACTTGTTGTTTTGTTAAAGGTTAAATTGGCATTACCTTGAATAGTACCTGCATCATTGAATTGTACTTGTGTATTTGCGCCGCCAGCTGCTGTGGTTGTTCCACTAATTGTACCTGCAACCCAACTGATATTGCCAGCTCCGTCAGTTTGTAAATAGTATCCAGATGAGCCACCTGTGATTTTTAATTGTGATGTAGTTAAGTTGGCTATGTTACTAACAGTCAAATTATAAGCAGCAACGTTACCTGCAAAATTACCATTAAATGTATTTGCATTAGCAATGTTAGCAGTTACGTTAGTCAGTGTTGTGTTACCATATACAGTAGCATTACCATAAACAACCAAATCACCAGTTAAAACAGAATTATCTTCAGCAGAACCATATGGTTTTAGTGGAACTGCTTTCCATATTGGTGTACCAGAGTTAGTAATATTAGCAAACATATTACCACTTGCATTATACACTGGTAATTTTTGTCCTGCTATTCCACTGTTGATTGTAGTAGAGATAGAAATATCAGTACCGCTGGCTACGTTTGCAACATAATAAACTGTATTTGAATTTACACCACCGAACGTTGTTCCTGCAAATTCAATAGGTTGATTATTAGCAATGTTGCTGGTGCTGTTTAATGTGATAGTATAATCAGTAACTGCTGTTACGTTCATTGATCCGTTTTCATTGACCAAGGCTACTGGAGCTCCACCTGGACTGTCTGCTGATACTGTAAAGGTTGTTGAAGATGGAATGCTCTGTACATAGTAATCAGTACCAGTTAATAATCCACCCATGATACCGTTAAAAGTTGCAAGGCAGTTTCCAGTAGTAGTCACCAATGGTACATTACTACCACCAAATGTTGTACTCAACGTGATATTAGAGTTACCTGGAAACACATTCGTTATGTAATAAATTGTGCTAGAAGCTAAACCACCAAAGCCGGATGCTCCCGTTAGTAGTCTGCCACCAACAACCATACCCGTTGTATTTGGGAATACTGTCATTACATTATCTGTACCATATGTATTAGTTATGTAAGCTGTTGACAATGTTCCTGAAAATGATACTGGGTATCCAACAACGAACCCAGCTGTGCTAGAAACGTTAATAACGTTACCAGTAGCCAATGTATTAGATGCTGTAACAGTTGTAGATACTACGTTGGTGTTTGATGCATATTTAGTTACAACATTACCATCGTATGATCCAGTGCTTGTGTAAAGATAGCTTATAGGATTAGCATACATTGTTCCCGTAGCAGAACTTAGATTAACAATTTTGCTTGGACCAGCTTGTGTGCCAGGCAACATTGAAACAGTAAATGATGTTGCAGTTAAAATTGAACGAACATAGTAAGTAGTACCTGATAGTATTCCACCAAACGTAGTTCCGGTAAATACTATTGGCATATCTAAATAGAAACCAGCAGTAGAGTCACATATAATAAAATCATAATCGCCGTCAGTTTCAATACAAGTTGCGAATGCAACCGCAGTTGCTGGGCTTACTGCAACAGTACCGTCTACATCTCCTTGGTCACCAATTGGGCTAGGAATACGTTGTTGAATTTGTGTGGCTTGTCTAGGTCTGTTGTAGGGATTGATTGTGATTGTATTACCGCAATCTAATGTACTAAAACAATAATCTAATTTTGTTGCATCGTAAGGTATAGTTAATGTAGGTGTGCCTGAGACGTTGCTAAAATTTTCTATTGTTTCTATACCGTAACCATTGCTTAATTGTACTTCTGTTGGCAATGATATTACTGCTAAATTGTTAGCTACAGATAATTGTAATTCTACATTACTTTGTGTACCAATAGGGGCCCAGCCAGTGAATTGAATAGTTGTATTCCCTGTAATTGTTCCGTATTGAACATCCCCTAAACTTGCATTAACCACTAATGTGCCGGAAATAGCATTACCTAAATTATATGTACTTGCTCTGAAACCGCGAGTCACAGCATTACTAATCAATGTATTAGCCATGTCATTGTTAAGCGTGGTTCCACTTAATGCTTGCTTAAGTACAACATTATTCTGTAGGTCTGTGATTTCAGTTGCTGCTGTGTTTAAATCAGTTTTAATGGCAGCAAAGTTATCTCTAAATCCCTGAGAGCTATTGTTGACGCCTGGTACTGGATAGTTTACGTTAATTCCGTTTGTGTTTATTGCACTTGTCATAATTATTTGTTCCGTTTAGTATTTAGTATTGAGATTTATCCGGCAAAATAGTTTGTCTCGGGAATAAGACATAGAAATCTTTGCTATCTAACGGATCCGGAGCAGGTGTTGCACTAGGTAAATTTGTCCATTCTGCTGGATCTGTGCTATTATCATAATTATATGTAGCAGATTTATCTACACTGAATCTGTCTATTTGGAAATTTATCAAGTTTAGTGTATAAACATTTCCGACAGGATCTTTCCACTTGGTCTCAATGTTATTTTTTACTATTTGACTAAAGCCCGGCTTAGTATAAGCTATGACCCATGCAGGCGTATATCCCAATGTACTACCATTTAATTGCTGACTTGTCATCCACTGTGGTAATAACTTACTATTGTATTCTTGTCCAAGAACATTTGCTACACGATTACGCATATTATATAGGCTGTTTGGATATAGTGTACGTGCATATCCCGGAGTTAAACTTGTGTAGAATTGTTGTCCTAATATTTCTTCATAACTTGTAAAAATATCAGTCATACTAGTGTACCATGGACCCAATCCTAAGTTAATCTTTCTAGGCCAAATGATAGGTGTATTAATACTAATACCCTGAGGGTTAACAAGATTATCAATTACTTCACTGTAAACAACTTCATAAATTATTTCGCCCGCATCGTTCCTAGCAATAGCCGTCTTTAACTCACCCAAAGTTAAATAACGCCAGTAATGATTTCGTGTAACTGCTTCCAAATATTGCTGTATGTCGCTTGCATATATACCATATGCATGTTCGTAAATGACACTTGATGCTTTACCAAAGTATTGGTCATTCGGTCTGTATAGATATTCTGTAGGTATGATATTTTCGTCAGTCAACAACTGTTCTAATAAAACTCTATCATTAATTGGTGGCGCGGCCTTGATATACAACGTATCTGTGGGTTGACTGAATTCTTGTAATACACTTACCGTAAATGTCTTTTCTGAGAATACGGAAGGGTATAAAGTAGAATAAGCTCTTACAGTAAAGGTATAAGATGATACATCACCTTGGTTTAAGTATTCGCTTGTTGGTTGGTCAGCGACTCTTCCAATAATTTCACCATTGCTAGCCACTGAAAGGTTGGGAGGTAAACTTCCTGATATCAATGAGTAATCTAATTCAACATCGCTACTTGCTCTTACAGCTAATGTACTTATTGTACCATTTAATAACTGTCCCAAATCTGAACCTGTTATCCAAACTATATTTCCTGTAATATTCTTTTGAAGTGTAAAATTAAAGTTATAGTATGGACTTATATATAAAGGAGCGTCCGCTTTATAGACAGCGACCCTAAAGCTATAATTACTAAGTCCAACTGTGGTCAAGGTAGGAGTACCTGTAATCCAACCTGTATTCACATCCCCCGTTAATCCTGCAGGCAAATCGCTAAATGAATATTTTATAGGATTTCCATCAAAATCATGTCCTATCATCTTAAATGAAAAATATTCACCACTTTGAAAATTTCCCATATTAGCAGATTGTACTGGTGACACAGGTGGCAATATATAATAACCATAGTATGGATCTGTGTCATTTATATTGTACGTAGGCGGTCGTGTATTATATAACACAGGTATTCTACTGTTCGGTGGTTGTGGATTAGGATTACCTTGTGCCGCTGGGGTATTTTGATTTATTACAGTGATAGAATAATTTGCAAAGTCGTTACCTAAAGGACTCGTTAATTCCAATGTAAATGAATATGTTCTTATTGTAGGGTTTCCTGTAGATACTGGTGGCAATGTTACGGTCATTAGTCCTGAATTAGTTGTTAATATATAAGCAGGTCCGTTTTGTGTTGCGCTTATTGTAAAGGTTGTGCTGTTAAGTATAGATTTAACGTAGTACGTTACCCCAGTATTAATATCACCAAATGTAGTACCGCTGAAAGTAACAGGTCGGCCTACTGTAAATCCAGTAGTAGAATTAACTGTAATAGTATTATTAGTACTTGATGTTTGTGTAGCAGTAGTCACAACAGAAGGTTGTGTTAATGTTACTATTGGTGGTTTTGCATAACCTCTAATTACACCTAATGTATCTATTTCAAGGCCCGGAGGTAAAGTACCTTCCTTAACTTGAATTATAACTGGATTGTCAGATTTAGGATTACTGTATGCAATCGGGTTCTCTATCCAAGTGCTATCGGGAGTTGTTAATATACTTCCATTAGGTGTTATAAACTGAGGTATTGCAGTACCTGTTATAGTCATACTAAAAGTTCTATCTCTTAAATTTCCTAAATTATCAGTTATTCTAACAGTAAATGTTGATGTGACATTTGCTGTCACAATTGTAGGTGTACCTGAAATTAATCCACTTGAGTTTATCGTAATTCCACTGGGCAACGTACCACTAATTAATGCATACGTAAGAGATGTTGCTGGCAATACCGGGCTCGCACTTAATTGAAATAGTGCAGAGAGTGTTGCGGGAAAATTTCCTATAGACCCGGCAGGGGTATTCCAATTTGGTTGTGACATATTAGTGTGCGCCTAAATGCTGTAATGCAATATGATAATGATGTTCTCTATCAGCTAAACCAATTGTTCCCCCGTTAATTCGTTTAGTCAATGTTACGAAATCATCACGGTCACAATATTGATTTAATTTATTATTATCCCAAAACCATCCTGCACTTGAGACTGCTCCGTTAGGTGTCTCTAAATATGCAACTGTTTCATCTAAACTTATTCCCAAATCATTTGCAAACTTCGTATAATTATCACGACCGGTCAACTGAATTAGTCCACGACCTCTGAACTTAAATCCGTCGCCACTAGCTTCATCACCGTTCTTCATGCGATTAGCATAAACACGGTTAGCAATCTTTTCAGGTTTACGTTCATATTGTTTTGCTATTTCTTCTGTGGGAAAATACTTTTTAAATGTAGTCATCAATCCTTTGGCACTGTAGTTTAAATTTTCAACTACAGCAGTAAATCCACCTGATTCATGTGCAATCTGTGCTAGGAATCCCGCAACACGCTTTGGGTTCTCAAACATATCGTAGTACTCTGCCACAGTGTTTAGTGGTTCAACATAACCTTCTAAGATAGAACGTTTTGTCTTTGGGCACATTGCTTGTAATAATTCTATTGTTATCATGTTTTATCCTTATGCGTATGTTCCAGTTACAGTATACCACTGGGTTGATGTTGGTGCAATGTAGTGAACAGTGGAGTTAACTGGCTGCGAATAGGCTGCATTTGTTGCTCCTGCATTAATTGCAGCGCCACTTGCAGGATATACATTAACCGCAGTAGATCCGTTATTAGTTACATAAATTGACATACCCGCAACTGCGGTTGGTAATACAACACCGTTAGCTCCCGCACTTACAGTAGATACGATGTTAATTGCTTTAGTTAATGCAGTACCTGTACCCTGTGTTGTACCGGCTGCAGTAATACCTGTTGTTACACCTGTAATATCAAATGTAGTAGCAATTATATTAGCACCAGTAACGTTACCTGTCGCTGTAACTAAACCACCTGTGCCGATATTTCCAATATTAGCGTTACCAGACACAGATAATGATGCTAAAGTACCAACTGCTGTAATACTTGTTTGAGAAGCGGTCGTAATAGTACCTACAACGTTTGTTGCACCAATGTTGCCCACGTTAGCATTACCACTTACACTCAATGCACCTGTTAAGTTCAATATGTTAGTAGACTTATTAAATGTTAAGTTTGCGCTACCACCAAAGACACTGTTATCATTAAATTGTAGTTGGGTGTTTGCACCGCCTGGGTTTGCTATTCCTGTAGCTCCAGTTGGACCTGTTGCTCCCTGTATACCAGTGGCGCCTGTAGGTCCAGTAGCACCTGTGGGTCCTGTTGCTCCAGTCGGGCCAGTAGCACCTGTTTGACCTCCACCTGATGTTACCGCAGCATAACCTGCCTGTGCGCTATCAAAAGTTACTGTACAATGTGTTGTGTTATTGAATGTAATCGTTGGATAATTATAACGACCACTGAAACTATTACCTGTGCTATCAATAAGTTGAATATTAACGTATTGCACACCTAAGTTGTGAGGTATTACCCAAGTATTAGCAGCTACAGCCTGTGTGAATACATATGCACCGGCTACAATTGATGATGTCCATGTTAAGTTACCGGTACCATCTGTTTGTAAATAATAACCTGATGTACCGCCAGTAATTTTTAGATTTGACACCGATCCTAGGCTTACATTCGCGCCGCTAAACGCAACGTTACCTGTAGCAGTCAATTGGCCGGCACCTAAGTTACCCACATTAGCATTACCGCTGACACTAAATGTACCTGATACATTGGCGCCGGTGCCTGTAAAGACTACTACGTTTGACGCACCACCAACACCGACTGTAATGTTTCCACCTGAAGATGTTACTGTAACATTTGATGTTCCGTTATTGATGTTTGCCACAGAAGTAATAACACCGGTTAATAAAGCACCGTTACCTAAAATGTAGTTACCAGTAACGTTTCCTGTAGCACTAACTTGTCCAGTAGTTACTAAGTTACCGCCTCTTATGTTACCTGTAGCAGTGATTAATCCACTAGTGCCAATGTTTCCTATATTTGCGTTGGCAGTAACTGATAATCCATTGCTTAGTGTGGCAACATTTGTAGAATAGTTAAAAGTAAACGCATCACTCGCACCTGCATTACCAGATTGATTGAATAATACTGCTGTGTTATTACCAGGAACAACGATATTACCTGAAATATTACCTTGTACGTTACCCAAGAAGTATGGAGCTGTAATATTTCCTGTTGCAGTCACTGTACCGGTTACAGATAAGTTACCTGTATTAGCGTTACCTGTTGCGCTTAGAGTAGTTGCGTATACACCAGTTGCACCCAAGTTACCTACGTTAGCATTACCAGTAGCACTTACCTGTCCACTTGTTACTAGGTTACCGCCAGTGATATTACCAGTAGCAGTAATTAATCCTGCTGTACCAACGTTTCCAATATTTGCGTTGCCAGCTACCGACAATGACGTTAATGTACCTGTACTTGTGATATTTGGTTGAGCAGCAGTAGCTAAAGTACCAGTCACTGTGGTGAATACACCATTAGTAGCACCAATGTTACCTACATTAGCATTACCACTTACACTTAATGTTCCTGTGACATTAGCTCCGGTGCCAGTCACATCAACTACGTTTGCGTTGCCGGCGGCACTTATTGTAACATTTGCATTATTAAATGTTCTTACATTGGCAGTACCGTTTTGAATTTGCGTAGCATCAATACCAGTTAATTGACTACCGTTACCTATAAAGTAATTAGCAGTGATGTTACCTGTAGCACTTACTTGACCACCTGTTACCAAGTTACCACCAGTGATGTTACTGGTAGCTGTAATCAATCCAGCAGTACCTAAGTTACCTACGTTAGCATTACCAGTAGCACTAATTGTAGCGGCACTGACTCTACCGCCTGTACCTAAATTACCGCCGTTAATGTTTCCACTAGCAACTACTGTTCCTGCTGAATTTAGATTACCTACATTAGCATTGCCAGTTACGCTAGCAAATGTTCCTGTTAAGTTAGAAACAAATAACGTATCGTTTAAATTATTAAATGTAAAATTCGGACTTGCACCAAACGCTGTACCATTAAGATTAAACTGAACTTCTGTCACATTACCTGCAATAGGTGTACCTGAATAACTTTGCCACTGAACCCCACCTGAGCCGTCACTTACAAGTACTTGCTGTAATGTGCCGCCACCTATACGAATAACATTAGCGTTTGCTAATGCGATATTTGTCGCATTGTTGAAATTAACTACACCGTTGCTTGTTAATCCAAGTAAATTACCAACACTAGTAATGTTTGATTGACTAGGATCGGTAACATGATTTGCTACAGTTGCAATACTTGCAGTCCCGGATAAGTTACCAACAAAGGTTGTAGCACCCACGTTACCAATATTAGCATTGCCAGTAACGCTTAATGTACCACCCGTGCTTAGATTGCCACCGGTGATTGTTCCAGTAGCAGTAATTACACCACCTGTACCTAAATTACCTACGTTACTATTACCGGTTGCACTCAAACTAGTAGCGTACACACCGGTAACACCTAAGTTACCTACGTTACTATTACCGGTTCCGCTTATGTTACCAACGTGTAACGCTGCACCGATATTGCCTATATTAGCATTACCACTTATTGACAAATTAGCGCCTATTAGGAAAGCACTAGATTGAATATTCCCTGTTGCTGTTATCTGTCCTGCTGTGCCTAAATTACCAACGTTACTGTTGCCACTAGCACTAAATGTACCTGATAGATTAGCACCGGTTGATGTTACCGTTAATACATTACTTGCACCACCTACTGTTACAGTAACATTGCCGCCGGCGCCAACTATATCTACAACTGATGTGCCGTTAGAAATTTGGTCTACTGTAACGTTACCTGCGTTAATAGTTCCAGTTACAGATAAGTTACCAGTAATATTTGCATTACCAGTTACACTTAAATTTCCGCCCGTTGTTATATTACCACCAGTAATGTTACCAGTAGCTGTAATCAACCCAGCAGTACCTAAGTTGCCAACATTTGCATTACCTGTAGAACTTAAATTTGTTGCATATACACCAGTAACACCTAAATTTCCAACGTTACTATTACCAGTTCCAGTTAAGTTACCAACAAATGTTGTTGCACCTATATTTCCTACATTAGCGTTACCTGTTGCGCTTAGAGTAGTTGCGTATACACCAGTTGCACCCAAGTTATCTACGTTAGCATTTCCTGTTGCACTAATTGCGCCACCTGTTACTAAGTTACCGCCAGTGATATTACCAGTAGCAGTAATTAATCCTGCTGTGTTTAAGTTACCACCAGTGATGTTACCAGTAGCTGTGATTAACCCGGCTGTGTTTAAGTTACCACCAGTGATGTTACCAGTAGCTGTGATTAACCCGGCTGTACCTAAATTACCTACGTTGGCGTTACCGCTTACACTTACATTAGTAAGAGTACCCACGCTAGTTATATTTGGTTGTGCTGCGTTTGTTACATTGCCTGCATATGCTGAGTAATTAGCGTTTGCTACAACTCCGGTTACATTGGATCCGGCCAAATTCGTTAAATTAGAACCATCTCCTATAAAGTAATTTGCTGTAGCAACATTACCTAAATTAGCATTACCTGATGTTAAATTTCCACTTACATCTAATGATGTTAGTGTACCTACACTTGTAATATTAGATTGAGCGTTTTGTGAAACCGTGCCAGCAACGTTAGCCGTCGCAACTGGACCTGTAACGTTGGCACCTTGAATATTAGATAAATTATTACCAGAACCAATAAAGTAGTTTGCACTAACTGTATTCCCCAATGTAGTCACACCAGTAACAGTTAAATTGCTCGAAATTGATACATTACCTGATGAAACTAAATTGCCAATAGAGAAAGTATTTGGAACAACGATGTATAGAGTATTTGTAGATGATGGATAAACTAATGTGCTTGAAAGAGTTCCTAGACTTGTACCAAAAATAAGGTTAGGTGATGATACAGTTACATTAGCTATATTAGCACTGACAATAACGTTGCCTACAGAACTATTAACGGTTATACCTGCGCCCTGGGATCTGTTAACTGACGTAACTGATGCACCTGTAGTAGCCTGAAATAGTTCGTTGAAGTTATTCTGTACTTTACTAAATGCGGTTCTTATCGCATCTGCCGATGGGTCATCCGGGAATGAACCGAAATCAATATTCTGTTGTGCCATTTTTAAATCACCTTATTAAGTATTTATCGTTTTTGAATAAAGTGTAATAACCAAAAAAATACCCGGCTTAGCCGGGTATTTTTAACTAACACTTTATTAAATTCCTGCTAATTTTTTCCATGCAGCAACGTCATCAGTTGATTCGTTGATATCAGTTGTTTCACGTGCTACTTGTCTGCCTAATTGGCTTGCAATAACAGGGATAGTTGTTTGACCGGTAGATTTCTTCTTGTTCAAACCACCTGTGATTATATTCATCATATAATCAATATCTTGTTCAAAGGATGTATCTGTTCCTTTTTTACCTGCCTCATTTGCCCATTCGTCAAGTTTCTTGTCTTTCTTATCATCATACTCGATATCTTTAGTGACTTTCTCTCCAGCTTCTTCAGCGTGGTCATCTTCTTCTGACTTAGATTCTTCAGAAGTCATTTGTTTAACAGGCTCTTCACTTGCTTCTGGACCACCAGCGCCCTCATCTACATCATCTTTGGGCTTGTATGCTGCGCCGGCTGCATTTGCTTGTGCTGTATCTTGTATTTCTTCTTCCTCTTCTGCTGCCCCGCTGTCAGGAGGATTATCTTCTGCAACTTGATAAGTCATTTGGTCTTCTGACTCAACTTCATCAACTTTCTCATGGTCACAACCACATTCTGATTCATACATACCGCATTCATTGCATGTTTCTTCATCAGTGTGCTCATGTTCATGTTCTTCTCCGCCTTCTTCTTCATAGTCATGGTCAGCAGAGATTTCGCCACCTTGTGGTCCTACTGAACCACCGGTAACTTTCTTAATTAAGTCCATCATGCCATCATGGTCGCCAACTACGCCAATTTCTTCTGCGCCTTGTTCACCGTCTGCTGGTTGTAGAGACATTGGTCTAGAAGCTGCTGGTTGTTCTTCTCCACCAAATAGACCTAGGCCAGCAGATTTAATTAATGATAGTAGTTGGTCTGCTTCTGCGTCTTGTGCTGATACTGATACTGAATCAGGAGCACCTTGTTGACCTTTGCTAATAGATACAGTCATACCTTCAGCAACTTCTTCTTTACTTTCTAATAAAGACTGTAGTTGATTATCCCATGATTCAAAAGCAAAGGGACTTTCATTTACTTTAGCATCATAATCCGTCTTGTCAGTAAATGTCTTGCCACCAACACTGAACTTACCACCTTTTGGTGTCTTAGCTAGTGCTGCTGTGAAAGCATTGCCTTCTTCAACATCATCTTCCATCGCAGGTTGTCTCGCTGCTTGATTTGCCATGCCAGGAACTGTTGCCGGTGGTGTTGTCTCGCCAACATAACCTTGAATAGGCATTTGACCGTAGCACTCATCCAGACCTTCTTTATATCCTTCATGGTAGCTACGTGCTTCTTCCATATCGTCATACTTACAGTTGTACCCTTCTTTACTGAGAGCATGTGCTTTTCCAGCATGACGGGCTGCTTTTAGTCTGTGATCCATACCTTCTTTAACTTTCTTTTTGTCTTGTGCTGCTTTCTTCATTGACTCTTTCTTGTTGCCGTCTTTGTCTAAGTCCAAGAAGTCTGGCTTTTCACCTTTGCCTTCTAGTGTCATAGGACTAGCTAATGAATCATGCGGGGGCATGTCTGCTTCTGCTGCCATGCTTTCTTTATTAAGTTTACGCAGCGTTTGGGCTAATCGGGCTTGTTTACCCAATGTACCTGGTGCATGTTCTTTTTCTTTGGCAAATGCTGCTACGCTCTTGCCTGCCTTTTTAGCTTTAGCACTAAAAGAACCCGGGTGCTTAATTGCTTTTTGAATCCACTTTTCACCTTCTTCAGCCATAGCAGGTTGATTTGTTGCTCCACCTGAGGTTGCTGATGGTTGCTGACCTTGTGTAGGAACTACAATCTGTGCTTTTTTCTGTTGCGCTAACTTACCTAAAGCATCGCTCATTGCTTTACCAGCTGGGCTTGTATCATCAATATGAACAAATCCTGCACCTGTTTGTTGGGTAGAACCTTGCTTGCTTACAACAGGAATAGCATTAGGTTGAGCCATTTCATTTAGTGCGTTATCTAAATCATCAAAATATTCTTTTAAACTATGCTTAGTAGTTTTGCTCTTGTCATATTTTGGTAGTTTTACATCTTTACCATGCTTAACACCAAACGCACTAAAGTCATACTTCTTAACTTCTCCTGAATCATCAGCACCTTTCTTAGGGCGACCGCGACCACGTTTGGGAGCATCTGCTTTAGCTGCTTTCTTTTCTTCGCCTTCTTCATCGGTGTCAAACTTACGACCATAACCACCGGGCTCTGCTTTGTGTATTTTACCTGTCGGTGTTTCTTTAGTAGCTTCACTTAGTAGGCTTAACTTTTCTAACATGTCTTTAAAGTTCATTTTTAATTCCTCTTATTTTGATGCGCTTGCGCCAGTTGCTGGCTTTGGTGGACGCTTAATTTTTGACATTGGGCTATCGATGCCTCTTGGATCATTAGCCAAATAAGGTTTGAATGGGTCAAACGCATCGGGGGTTTTTGTACCTGCGTATGGAATGTCAATTTTACTGTCTTTAGCTTGGTCTTTAATAGAGCTTAAATAGCTGTCAGAATAATTCTTATTTGCTTCTTTAGCACCTGGTTGTTCTTCAAGTTCAGGATGTAACAATAATGGATTGTGATCCATTTCGTTAGCATACCCCTCTGCTTCATTGTTAATGCTATCATCGTAATCAGAACCGATTACACGAACCATATCAACTTGATAACCTAGCAACTGAGCAATCTGTTGTATCATTGGCTCGTTTGCTGGGTAGCGAAATTCTGCTTTAATAATAGTAACAGGCTGATTATGTAAATTGGGAAATCCGTAAGGGTCTTTCTGAATAGGTGTAGTTTTTGGTTCATCAATTTTTACAGGATCAAATTTCTTCAAGTTGTACTTGAACATATCTAGCCAGTTTTTATCTACATTACCGGCAATTTTAATCGTGTAATTGTAAGTGTGAACACTTTCTACGATATATTGTTTTAGGCTTTTCATTTCTTATTCCTATATTCAGTATTTATCTTTAATCGTCTTTTTTAGCAGCCAAAACTTTTAGCAACTCATTACGGTCTAGCATTTTGCCTTCGCCCAAAGGAGTAGCTTCTATTTCTTCACTTTTGTTTGCAATTTTTTGGTCTAACTGAGCTTTCTTCAACTGTAAATCAAGCATTTTTAGCTTTTTATTAATCTTTGCTGTCTTTGCTGTGATAGCATGTCCTAGCATAGTACCTGCACTATTAAATATTTCACTAGCAAAACGACTGTCAACTTGCATACCCAAATCCATCAAGTCTTTATAACTACTTGTTGCAAGTTGTGCTAATTCGTCCATTTCCCCGTCAGCGGCCTCAAGCCCCTTTACAGCAGGCAATGCTTTTTCTATTTTATCTATGGTATTGTAGGCTTCTTGTGTAATTAAATCAGCCTCAGCTTTTTCAATCTGTGACTCATTTACATCCTTCTCATCAGTAGGAAGTTCGAAAAGTTCTTCAAGTTTTTTGGTCATGAATTATTTAGTTACTTTTTGCGACCATTATAGAAAAGGTCATCCTCAGTAATAACTCTAAATGTATAACCTTGATTTTTACAATAGGCCATTGCAGCATGCCACTTAGCATGATTTACAGCGACTACTAATCTATCTTTAGCACTTGCTGTTCTGCTTTCTATAAGACTTTGTTTCTTTGGTTTAATTTCAACTACTTCTGCTATTTGTTTTCCATATTTGTTTTGGTAGACTACAAAGAAGTCAGGTATGTATTGACTAGGTTTACCAGTCACTGGATTACGATAAGGTATCGCTATTGCTTCACTTGCCCAATATAACACATTATTGTTGTTATCGCAGAAGTTCATAAATGTTAGTTCCCAGCCACTACGATATCTAGGAGTATGTTTTCCTACATACTTTTGAGGATTTTTGGGAGTGAATGTCCCTTGCGCCCAGTTACCCATTATTGAACTATGTTTCTAGCTACCGCTTCATTGGGTTGGGGTACAGTACCAAAACCATATATAGATGCTTTAGGTCTAAAGCTATTCAGATAATATGCAATGACTGTATTAACTTCTAACTTGTTTTTACCTTTTATATATCCCAATAGGTCTAATACAGGAACTTGTGTTTCTTGCGAAATTCTAAACAAGTAGACAGTAAAGTTTGCTGCGATTTGTGTACTCTCGCATATTCCTTTAAAGTAGGAATATACTACATCATACTCACTGCCATTTACAACCAGACTGAACTCGTAAAATTCATCAAAAATTTTTACTGTTTGGTCTAGCTGGGTTCGTGAATCAATAATTCTGGCCATATAAATCTCCGTAGAGTATTTATACGATTAGGATCCACCGGGTGTTGTTTGTGTGCCAGCTTTTTGAACTGTTGCGTTTACGCCAGTACCTGTGCTAGATATTTGAGGTGGTTGTGATAAACCTGTTCCGGGAGCGCCTGCCACATTATTAGGACTTGTGCCATAACCAGGATAATAAGTGTTACTTCTTACTGCTCCGGGTAATTGTTGTTGTGTCGCAGTATATAACAATGAATTTAAATCTTGTACAGCTACTTGTTTTAAATTCTTATTTTTAAATGTATTGTATGCTGTACCTGCTGTACGTATTGCACCTAATATATTACCGTTTGACAAATCATTGATGAAGCCGCCGGCGGCATCTACCAAACCACCTTGTCCTAGTATAGTACCATTAGCTCCGGGACGTTGTATTGGGCTTTGTGTTCTATCGTAGTTTGTTTCTAAACCGAAGCCAGTAACAATATTACTTGGTGCTCTTCCGTCAATTGCGCCTTCGGCATATTTAACAGTTTCATAATCAATAGTCATTGTATTTGTCATTGTACCATTACCTTGACTGTAATCATAGGTGTCATGGTTGAATGCAGTTATAACTGGGTTAATTAATGTATATTGAATAAAGTTGTGTCTATTCAAACCAAATATTTGAATACTCCTGAAGAACGGAATTTTACTTATGCCTTGATTTGATTGACTAGTAGTTGCTGATGGTTTATTAGTTTCACCGATATATCCCCAATCTTCATCGCCTGCTATATCTGGATCATATAAATTTCTTCTGTTGAAGTTTACTGAACCAGTATTATTACCATTTGTAGTTTGTCTACCTGCGCCGTTAACGACCGGCTTATTTGCATCTTGGAAATAATATGTATAGTAATTATACCACATATCATTAACTAGATTCCCATTATCATCGTGAAATACTATGTTGATAGGGTTGTATTTAATTTTAGTTTGAACTAAACGCTTTCTATTGTACTGATTCATCGTAGCAGTATCAATAGTATACTTAGGTAAATCAATAGTTTTTACTGCCAAGCCAAAATTGGAACCCTGCGCTATACCTTTAGCATAGACAGCAGGGTTGATATCAAAGTATACGTGAAATAAAAACTTATATTTAGGAGCGTACTGATACGCATTAGTCCTAAACGTTTTAGCAGCATGAGTGTAATCTCTTACATATTCATTGCCGAAAAATCCTTTAGCAACATCACCTAAAAGATTTTGAAAAAATCCACTCATGCCTTACCTTACTAATTAACCTTGACCAGCGCCGATACCAGTTACTGTAGAACCGCCTAATACACGACCGATGTTTGTGCCAACACCAGATGCAAGAGGACTATTAACTGCGTTATCAAAGCGAATTGTCATAGAAATTGTTACAGCTTCGTTTGTTCCATAGTTTAAATTGTTGTAGTTAGCTTGTTGCAAGAAGCAACCATAGCATTCCCAAGTTTCTAAAACTACCGGAGCTGCTGTACCATTACCACCGTCTAAGATTTCAATGTTTGTTTGGAACTTGTAATCTTGACCTGTAGCAGCACTTGCTTGCTCAACAAAGTCTAATTGTTTTTGTAATTGCTGACCAACTAACTTAGAAACTGCACCCTGTGCGTCATCTCTAACGTTAACTGTCAATGCTTGCCATTCATGACGACCAGCAAGATATAATGTAGAGTTGTAAACTGGGATAGTGATTTCACCGAAACTAACTTGAGGACGTGTGATATCAATAACTTGTTTTGTTAATTCAACTGTTTGTCCAGTACCGAAGTTTAAGAAGTTGACTCTGAAACGATACTGTAATTTAGGCATCAACAGACCTTGGTTGCCACCAGCGTTATCGCTAGCGACGGTCATGTTGAACAATGATTGAGAGGCTGTTGCCATTTTTATTTCTCCTGTATACTATTTATCTTAATTATAAGATGCCCCGAAGGGCATCTTATTAGGCTGTACCACCTGCGATTTCACCTGTGTTCAATACACGAACTGGGATGTAGATGAATTCAGCAGCCTTGACTGGTTCAATTGCAACATCGATCCATAGTTCGTTTCTATCGATACGTGCTGGTGTGTTGTTACTCTCGTCACATACAACCAAGTAATCGTAGATACCGCGTTTAGCAACTAAATCAACCATTAGTGTCTGAACAACACCTGAGATTTCGTTACGTGTCAACTGGTCGTTAGGTTCAAATACGAACGGACGAGCAGCAATTGTCAACTGACGGCGTACGTAGTTAACCAAACGTGCAACGTTAATTCTGTCTAGTGCGGACTGACTATTGTAACTGTTCTTGTTACCGTAGTTTAGTAATCCTACACCAGTGAAGAATACCATTGGGTTGATTTGGTTGATGTATAGAACATCACGGATACCAATACGTGTCTTGATTGGTTGGAACTCACCGGTTGCACGGTCTAGATAACCAATGTTCAATGCATTGTCAATGTTACCACGACGAGTACCTGCTGGAGCTAACCAAGGATAAGACTTAGTATCGCTAGTTAAGATTGTACGTAACATCATATGTGATGCTGGAACAACAACTTGATTACCGTCTAAATCGTTAGCTAATCCACTTGGATAGAATAGACCCAAGTATGTGTTACGATTCACCAAACCAGCTTCGCCTGTGCTTGCAGCGCCTGCTTCGTTATTAGCCCATGCTTGAATTGCTGTAGCATCGTCAGGTAGACCTAGTGGTGTGTCGCCGACGATGTATGCTGTTTCACCGCGATCCGCATTCAATACAATCATGTTAGGTTGTAGTTCAGGATAGTTTGGTGTAGCAATTAAGTTGAAGTAGTTATCTTCATCACGTATGCTTGTGTTAGTATCAATTGCAGAACGTAATGCTTGTACCACCATAGCACGTTGAGCATTACGACCCATATATGCTGTACCTTTGGTATCATTGCCACTTACAGAAACCCATGTATAGCTGAATTCAGGTAAGTTATCAACGTTAGTTGGATCACCTGCATTGTATGGACCTGCATCTGGATAATTAGCACTTGTGAAGTAGTTTGTTCTAAACTGCTTTACGTTATAACCACTACGGCGTGTATTGAATAACATCATGCCCTGTGGATATAAAGTAGCTACTGGTGCATCTAAATCAACATAGTTGCTTGACAACAAGCTCTTGATTGTTGGTAAAGGATCATTTGTAGGATCGATTGCACCAGATGTAGACCAACGTGCGTCAGCGAACACAACACCGTTTTCACTTACTTGGTCCGTATTATTAATTAGTACCCACTGATCGGTACCATTAACCTCTTGCCAACGATAAATTACTGGATACAATTCTAAATCACTTGTATCAATCCACAAGTCGCCATATGCTAGAGCAGTAGTACCGTCACTTTGAGTTGTCGGTGCTGTTGCTGCAATGATAGGACCATTTGGATCAGTTGCAGGAGATCCACTAGCTGCTGGGTGACCGTTCATGTCATAAGCAGTAGTTCTATATCCTACCCACTGGCCACCTTTCTGAACCATGATATCTACTTCGTCTATTACGGAATAGAACCAATTAGTATTATTAGCTGGGTTTACAACAGGGGCACCTTCGTTGCTTGTGTAGCTGAAATCAACCCAATTACTAATTTGTACACCATACCCTGCAATTGCTGCGCCAGAGTAAAATGCTACACCAGTGATTGCATTTCCTGCACCTACTGATGTTACAACCAACTGCAAATCATTAGTTACACTTGTACCGCTTAGGTTAGCACCGTCGATAGTAATGATATCACCAACTGAGTATCCACTACCACCTGTGTATATGCCGTTTCCAACTAAGAAATAAGCCTCATATCTAGCACCTACATTAAATGTGGCGCCAGTTCCGCTACCGCCGGTAGAGACAACATTATTCCATCCAAAAATATGCCCTAATCCGTACTTGACTCCAGAAGTCGAACCTGCATATAATCCAATTTCAGCTATAACACCGTTGCTTTCTTGGTTAACTATATCGCTTAGTAGTATTACACCACCTTTTGTATGTGTTAACTGAATTGCCCCTTCTGCTGTTACTGCGGCAGTTGTGTAAGGTATTCCTGCAGCATACCACGCTGTAACAAAATCAGTAGCATCAGCATTATTAGGTATTGTTACAGTATATGTACTAGATAGGTTAGTACTTGCAGGTACGCTAACGTTAACATACAATGTATAGGGGCCTGCAACACCCAAATTAGTTGCATTAAATGCTGGGCTTGTATTTTCTGCTACTACGACTGTTGCGCCAGTATTAATTCTTTCCCATAGATAGTATGGGCTAGCTGGTAATGTAGCATTGTAGAAATATTGACCATAGATAGTACCTGCAGGAATTGCCTCACCACCGGTTGAATCTAGTGCAGCAATTGCAGCCCAATCTGAAGTATACTGATTTACATTTTTTGCAACCCATGATGCTGTTGCAGTTTTGTATTGTGATAGTGTTGGGTATAATCCATTACCTGTAGTACCTATCTTTATCCAAACAGAACCAGTTGGTCTTGGATAAGTTTGACTTGCTGACCATAATGGCATCTGAGCAGATGTACCATACGCTATAGTTGGTTGATAATAAGTACCGTCATTAATTCCTAAATCAGCTAATGGAGTGTTAGTTCCATCTGTTAGTGTGATATTTGCAGGAGAGCTACCTGTTACTACTTGATTTGACAATATTTGTAGCTTGCCACTTACTACTCTAGCTGTTACTGTTGGAGTATTTAATGCGTTGATAGCAGCAGCAACATCGTTAACTGAAGTACCAGTTACACTTACTGTAGCTGTCCAAAATCCAGTCAAGCTAATAGTAAAATCACTCGTAGCACTTAATGTAGGGTTAGAGATACTGCCTTGCACTGTAGGAATATCGGATCTCCATCTTCCTCCCCCAATAGCTACCCAAGTGTTATCGGTCGTTTTATAAAAGAATGTTTTTTCAGACAATGCAGATGGTGTAGAGCCTGGGGTTGGTTCAATTGCATTAACTGCATAATCACCTATATTACCTATACTATCTAATGGATAACCAGCAGATAAAGATGCAGAGTCTGAAATTACAATAGGAGTTTGTAACTCAAAAGAACCTGTCGTAGCGTTAAATTCATAGATACCCCATGTAGATGTTGTGGTATCTAACCAATATGTGCCATTTGCAGGCGCGCCTGTTGGGCGACTTGTCTGACCAACTAAACTAGCTAAGTCAATATCAGCACGTAAAACATAGCAACGATTTGTTACACCCAATAAGCTATATGCTGCCAATAGACCATATTCGTTTAATTCATAACCTTGAATTGGCGTACCGTTTGTTGTTGTATAGAAGAACGGCTTACCATACAAGTTAACCAAGTCACGCTGACTTGTAACTTGATATAATTTGTTTGCGTTAGCAGCAGTTGTTGCGGCTGCTACACCTGTACCGCTAGCATTAGCTTTGTTTTGCGCTGTTGCTAAAACGACTAGAGGAACTGAGTTTGTTGGGGCTGGAAGATACTGACTTTGGTCTGTAATCGTAACTTCTACGCCTGGAGATACTAATGCCATTTTGTTTTTCCTTTATGTAAAATTATGAGGTTTACCACCTAAAATGCATACTATTATTTATTAAAAATACCAAAAAAGAGTGGTTAACCGTGCCTTCGAAGGTGTAAATACATTATGAGACCTATATGTCAGACATGCGGCAAAAACTATTGCGCTATCAATTACAAACGAGCAGGAATAACACACTACCGTAGTATGTGTGATGAGTGTGGTAGGAAGAAAAACAAGAAAAAACCAAGAACTGCTAGATGGCAGGCGGCTGGTTATAAGAAAAAACCCACATGTGACTTATGTGGATTCAAAAGCATATTTCCTACGCAAATTACAGTGTTTCACATTGACGGAAACTTAGACAACTGTAAGATGACCAACCTACGCAGTATATGTTTGAACTGCGTAGAGGTCGTTAAAAAGAAAGAAGTCACATGGCGTAGGGGCGACTTAGAAGTTGACTATTGAGTTAATTTGTTTGTGTAAATCGTCAATAGTACCGTTGTTATCAATGTAATAATCGTAGTCTAGCCCAACACTAGAATACTCACTTGCGTGTACACGGTTTCTGTCTAGTTTGGCCTTGCTGAGTGCCCAATTCATATTTCCATGCTCACCTTTATTGAATGACACTGCGGCATCGTACCACTCAGGTGGTTGCCCTCTGTTAACTCTCATAGTATATCCGCCGGCATTTTTAATTGCTTTAACTTCATTAGCAAATCTACAATCTGTAATAACGATATTATCCTTAGTGTTACGTAGTTTATTTTCTACGCTGGCAACCCAAATATCATTGTGGAATCCATTGCGACAAACTTCAGTTCCCCAGACTTGTAGAATCCATCGAGGGGTAATATCCATCCCCAAACGATTACTCCACCATTCGTCTTTTAATTCTCTCCACTCTCTACTTGTCTTGGTCGTGCCTTCAAGCATTTCCCTATCCCAACCAAACACTGCGCTTACTGCATCTTTAAGACTAGCCGCAAAACTTATTCTTTTAAAACCATGAAATGTACAAAGATAGTCAGCTATTGTATCTTTGCCTGAACCTATAAAGCCGGTTACGCCTAATATCATATGGAAACTCCTGTCAGAGATACTTATTCTAAGACAGGAGTATGAAAAAGTAAAGTGTTAGTTTACCCTTGTACCCATGTCAGCGGTTGTGAATAATCAACATAGCGTTTGAGTTCGTCAATTAATTGCGCTTGTAGGGCGACACCCTCAGACTTCATGGCTGTACCGTTTAGTGTTGTACCACCTTGTGGGCCTGCGATTGTACCGAATTTTTCACGTGCTTCACCTATGATTGTCTTTAATGTTGCTAATGTAAAGTCACCGATCCAAACACCTGCTCCCGGATCTTGTAACAAGACTTCTTCCGTTCTCTGTACGTCAGCCCAGATTAATACACGCTCGCCTGTACCTTTAGGGTCACGAACGATACGTAATACTTTGGTTACGGGGTCGAATGTATATATAACGTAACCACCGAACATACGCGCCGCTAATTCGACATAGCCTGCGTAGAAGTCGTATGTTGCCATACCACCAGCCCAGTTGTAGTTTAAAAGATATGTGTTTAAAATCGCACTTGAGAATGGGTCAAAGCTAGTAGAACTAGGACCTGTTTCTAGACCAACTGTGCGTCTGAAAATCGCTCTGACGTTTATAAACTCTTGTGGCAATGTGTAAGTGTCAATGTCTTTGATGGTTGTCATCAAAGTGTACGATTCTGCTGTAGAGTTTTGCGCTCGTTGACGATATACTTTAACCGCATAGTTAAACGCAGCCTCAAAGTGTTGAGGATCTAATTCAAGGTCAATAATACCATCGCCTAAACGATAGCGTAAATTCTGAAATAATCCTTGTTTTAACTCTTCCAATGTCATGCCATTGGGAGTAGAAAGAATGTTTGGTGTTAATGATGGTATGGACATATTGGATTACCTGATATTGTATTTATCAGGTAATCAGTCCTTTAGTAAATCAAACACGTTCCCATATTCGTATCGTTTCCAGTCTTCCATGTCAACATACGTATTGATACGGCGTCGGTATACTGTCTTTAGCCACGTTCGTTGTCCGTGAACTTTGACAGGATACCACGCAAACCAACGCTCCCAAGGATGAACTATAGTTTTTCTGGGAGTGTATCCGTATCTCAGAGGTCTCCTTCTTTTCGGTTCTCACTATAGAATGCATCAAAGTGTCCGCCTGGATATCGTGCTTCAAGTTTGCCTACATTCTCGGCAATAACATCGTTGGGGTCGTATCCAAGGGCACGACAAGCATTGATCCAGTACCAGAAGATATCACCTAGTTCACGCTTCATGTGAAAGCGATTATCTTCATTGAAGGGCTTACCCTGAAAGACCATCTTTTTGACAATCTCACTGAATTCGCCTCCTTCACTTGCTAGACCGATACTACCTGTCATTAGCAGTGGAACATTCAATCCTTGCTCTTGCAATTCAAGTACACGTGCAATAAATGTGCCTGTGTTATTACTTGCGTCACTTGTGACGGCTTGGACAAAGTCCTGATATTTGTTTAAGTCAATTTTTTGTGTCATTTTTCTACTCCGAATAATGCGTCACCTGCAATTTTGTCAAAAGGCGCGCCGTGGTCAGCAACATGCTGAGTGTCTTCCTGTTCATCGCGGCCAGCAACTACATCAATATAATATTTGTAGTTAGCTTTACCGGTCTGGCGATATTCTTCTTTTTCATGGTCCTGTACGATTTGAACAATACCAATACAGGTTCTACCTGTAAACCAACGTACTCCTGTAATCATATTAGAATGCCTTTAGAATAATCATGTTCTCATTAAAGCGACCATTGGGTGTAGTTGCGACCGCTTTAATGTCTGCAAAGAATTTACGTGCCGCGGGCTTTGAGCCCATAACCTCTTTGATTTGTTCACTGGGTTTACGCAGTGTTTTAATTTCAGACTTGCTTGTATCAAATCCGAGAATAGTGTTACCCTTGACAGTAAAGGTCTTGCTGTACTCGTCTGCAATATAGTGATGCAGTTTGCGCTTTGCAGTGTCGTAGACCCATGCTTCGCTTGCACCATGTAGTTTCACAGGGCTAATACTAACCAAGTCAAGTTTACTTGTGGCATCTTTAAATGTCTTGAGGTACTTGAGTTTGCTGACAATCTTTTCAACAGGAACCTCTTTGCGCTTACGCGGTGCCTTGCTTGCTTTCTTGACACTGATATATGCGTTAAGGTCTGTCAGTACTTGGTCGATGAATTTGAGAATGTTTCTGACTTGAATTTTCGT